TTGGCACGCGGTCTCTGCGAACTCGCAACGATCGATGATGGCGCGGGCCGCTGAAATTCGGTCCTGCTTGCTGCTGATCGGCACGATACGCACATGGTCATGGCCAAAGGCTTTGACGAAGCGTTCGACGCTGGTGTGCTTGCTCTGGAACGTCTTGGCGCGGGCGTCGTGCGGCAGCCAAATGCAGTCCAGGTTGTCACCAGCGCCCAGCTCGACCAGCTTTTTGCGGATCAGAGGTATCCAGTCGTCAGCATCGAGGCCCGAATCGCCCAGGTACGCCAGCAGCTTGAAGCCGCCAAGCACCGGCTGCCAGAACCACCAGGACGCGGTATCACGGAACCCGAGGTCAGAGGACACGACGATGCCAGCGCCCGCCGGGTCGTACTGCACGCCGTCATGGATGCGGCCGGCCTTGCGGGCCTTGGTGACCCAGCGACCCAGGATCGAGCCTTCAGACACGCCGTAGCCGCCACCCCAGATATGCTCCGCCTTGATCGGATCGTTGCGGTAGTCCGCCTCCATGTCATCCCGCAGGCTCGTTTCATCGAACCACGGGTTGTCATGCCAATTGGCTTCCACACAGATCGCGTTGGCGGGCGGGTTGCGCCGAAAAAACTTGTCCACGGCGTCGGTCTTGTACCGAGGATTCCAACTGAACATCAGTTTGGCGTTCTTTTTGCGCAGAGTGGGCCGCAGTAGGTCCAGGCTGTGCTGGGAAAGCGTTTGCGCTTCCTCTACCCACACTCCGTCGAAATCCTCGAGCGACTTGATGTTCTCGGCGTTGTAGGACTGCATGCCGCGGTACGCAATCAGGCCGCCATCAGGGCCGCGCGTCTCGTACTCGAGGGAATCGAACCCGCCGATGTTGCGATTCTGGATCTTTGATTCGATCAGCGTCTTGACCGAATCCTTGATGCTGTTTTGCACCTCTCGGACACACACCCAGCGCTCACCGTCAGCCACCAGATCAACCACACGGCCAGCGAAAAAGTGTGATTTGCCCGATCCTCGCCCGCCATGGGCACCGTAGTAGCGGTATCGGTTGCTCAGCAGCGGCACGAACACGCGGGCGACCGGGACGGTGATGACGCTCATTTCGGGTCCACCACCACATACTCGATGCGGTTCACAGTCTCGATGGCGCCGCCATCCGCCCCAGTATGCTCGACGCGATCACGCCAGTTCTTCGGGTCGCGGTTCTTCAGCCAGAAGATCGCCGCCGTGGTGTCGGGAGGCAAGTGGCGATCCACGTCCACCACTTCGACCGCTTCCTCATTCGGTCCGCGCCGGACCTTGAAGGCTTGCTGCTCCGTGAAGCTGTATCCGGTGGCGCGCATGTACAGGCTGCGCTTGACCCGTGCGTCGGCGTGTTCCTTGCCGATGTTTAGGGCCTGACAAAACGTCTCGGACTCGACCTTCCAGCGGTACAGCGTCCGCACAGACACGCCGAAGAAGTCGGCGATCTCCGCGTCGGTCGCGCCCAACGTGCACAGGCGCCCGGCCTGTTCGTCATACTCCGGTTTGTATTTCGATGGCCTGCCGCCCTTGGACGCATCTTTCCCGCCCGCCGTCTTCGTGGACCGAGCGGATCGGGTGGTCTTTGTGGTCATTTCGAGCAGGCAGAAAAAACCCCCGGCGATCACTCGCAAGGGGCTTGCTGTTCTGGCGCTGCTTTAGGGCGCGCGCCGTCCGCCGAAGGGCTTGGACGCGTCCGTGGACGGTATCAGGTTGTAGGCTCCATTTTCGCCGATATTGGCTCACATTGCAACGTGTCGCATTCCATCACCTGCACAGCCTGCCGGAATTTCTCGACCGCCTCGCACAGCGCGGACTCCCACGAATAGAACCGGATGCGCAAAACGCGACACACGACACGCGGATCGGTCGGTTCCACCCAGTAAGCGCGGATCAGCGCTCGATGCTGTGCGGTGATTCGATATGCGCACGCGCACCAATGACGCTCGATCGCCATCGCGTCGTCCACATCAATTTCCGGCCTCGGGTTGGACTGCGCGTAACTGTCGCCGATCTGATGGCCCCGCTCTGCGGCCAGGCGCTCACACACGACCGCAATCGGAGAGCGGCCAGGCCGATATCGATCACGGTAATACAAGCCCCAGTTTTCGAGGCGGCCGACGAATGCGGGGTCCAGGTCAGATAGATTCATCGGTCCCACCTGGACGATCCTGGTCCGCGCTCAATCCCATTTCCCACACCTCCCATGCTGATCTGGTGCGGCATGGCATCTAGTTCCGCTTGACGAAGATGTGGGATGGCGGCGGGCCGCAATGGCCGAAACTCGGGCGGTGTACGGTAAGCTGCCACACGTCCCGATGATGACGATCTAGGCTCTGGCAGCAGTTTGAGCGCCCGCTCCAAGAACTCGAATGATGATTCGTCTGCCTCGCGCTCAATGCCGTAGCGTCTGTCGATGGCCGCACTGATGGCCGATATCTCGCGTCGCGTCGCGTCGATACACCAAGCGCCGCCAGACGTTCGACAATCGCTTCTCGTAAGTTCGCGGTACGAATCTGTTCAGTGGTGAGTGCCATCACACGCCTCCAGTCGCGTTGCGTGCAAAACCGATGTATGTGGCGGCCTTCGCCAGATCTTCATCGGCGCCCTTCAGGCGTTCGCGCCACAGATACTTCAGCGCGTTGCCTTTACAAAATCCTCGAAACTCTTCGGGTGTCAACGCCGCGCGAATAGCGTCGATCGCTTCGATGCCGGCCTCGGACTGGTAGTGATTTGGGTGGTCGACGTTGCTCATGTCCTCTCCTTCAATGCCTTCAAAATCGTGTCGGCCGCCCGGGCGGACTTGACGGCCTTGCTGTCGAACCGCAACACCGTCCAGCCCATGAGTGCGGCCGCGTTGTATTTGTCCATATCTGCCGCCATGCCAGCGCCGCGATTGTGGCGACCGCCGCCAGCCGCGTAGGTGCCACCCTCGATTTCGACGGCAAGGCGCTTGTCTGGCCAGCAGAAGTCAAACCGCCAGTCTCTGAGTCCCGCTGCGGCCAGGCGGTTACGCAGTCCCTTGCCAGGCCCGCCAGCAGCGATCGCAGCAAACCGGTACTCGCGTTCGGGTTGCGTCAGACCGAGCGCCTGGATCTGAAATTCGAACGTTTCTTCAAGGTTGCTTTTCACGCTTCTTTCGCCCTCCACTGTCTCAAGATTTCCTCTTCCAGGTACTTCCGGCCTTCTGGCCCGCGCTTCGCTTCGATCTCGTCCAGCCAGGCGCGCCGGGCTTCCTTCGTGTCAAACTGCGCCAGGACCCAGCGAGCTTCACAGACGCGACGATGTTGTTCGGTCTCATCGGGCGTCACGCTTGCTGATTCCGCAGGAAGTCGAGCGGCAGACGCCGGTGGTCAGGCGTGTACTGCAGGCTCGCCGCGTGATACCAGAGGGCGATGGTCCCTTCCCATTCCCCGTGCCGGTTCTTGTCGCAGATCAAGAGACAGTCGGGCGTTTTTTCCAGGGCCTCCGGGATCGAGCCGCCTGGCACCCTCAAGGTCCGGTCCACCTCTTTTTCCTTTTTCTTGTTGCGCCAAATGGTGAGAAGCTGATCGACCTGATCGACGATTGCACCCGACCCCTTCGCGTCAAACTTTCCAGGCTTCTGGTCTTCGTTTTCCCGCTTGCGAGCGTGGTGCACCAGGTGGATGTGGATATTCAGATCCTGCGCAAGCCTGCAAAGCAGCTCGACGAAGTCTTTCTGGCCGTTGTAGTCGTCTTCGCCTGCCACGCAGCGCATGAGACTGTCGATGACGAAATGATCGATCTTCAGGCGTTCTGCGCAGTACCGGATGACGGCTGCAAGGGTGCGCGGCTCGGCGCGCCCAAGCTGGTCGTAGATCCAGACCTTGCCCTTGAGCCAGGCCATCATCTGACGAGCCGCGGACTCTCCGGGCTGATCGTTCATCGCAACCTGACGCAACATACGGTTCAGGGTCGATACGGGTCGCATTTCGAACGATGCGATGCAGGACCGCTGGCCTTGCGCAGTGAAGCCAAGAATGGCCTGGCCAAGGATTTGGCTTTTGCCATGCCCGTTAATCCCCTGCCACAGCGTCACTTCGCCTGGCCGAAAGC